TTTGGTCTATCAAAAGTAATAGCTATACTACTAAAACAGTATTAGCGGCAGGGGAAACACTGGCTGTAGCTTCTAGTGCAGCAAGCTCAGATACTATACAAAATGTATCTCAAACACAAACTTCCACAGTAGCCACCATTAATATAGGAGGTGGTACTGCTAATGAAATGTATACGTTTTTTTGTAGAATAATAGACACTACAGGCAGCCAAGTAGAACGTACTATAAAGCTACGAGTAAAGGAAAGATAAATGGCATATAATTATCTTGGGTTAGTCAATGACGTTAATCGTAGACTTAATGAGGTAGAACTTACTTCATCTAATTTTACTTCTGCTGTAGGTGAATACAGCGCAATAAAAGACGCAGTAAATGCAGCCATTAGATTTATAAATCAACACGAATACGAATGGCCCTTTAATCATGTAGACCAAGAAGATGTTTTAACTGCAGGTACAGTAAGATATGCGTATCCTGCTGATTGTAAAACTATAGATTTTAGTAGTTTTAGAATAAAAAGAGATGCTACGCTAGGTAATGCCACAAAAAGATTAAATGTAATTACCTATGAAGAATATCTAGACAAGTATGTAGATATAGAGTACAATGACTCAACAACAGCAAGAGCCTTACCTGATTACGTATTTAGAACTCCTAGTTTAGAGTTTGGTTTTGTATCAGCACCAGATAAAGCTTACACTGTTTGTTATGAGTATTATAGATTACCAGTAGATTTAATTAATTTTGGAGATGTTCCTGCAATGCCTGAGCAATTTAGAAATACCATAGTTAATGGGGCAATGCATTATGCCTATATGTTTAGAGGTGAAACACAAGAAGCATCAGTAATGCAACAAAGATTTGTAGAAGAAATAAAAAATATGCGTGGTCTATATATTAATAGATACGATTACTTACGTTCTACTGTAATTAATCGTGGTCGTAGCTCAACAAGTTCTTTTAGAGTAGCGTAAATATGCCTACAAAATGGCAAACATATCCGATAGAGTTTCGTGAAGGTCTTATAACCAATATGAGTCCGTTACAACAAGGCATAAACTCTCCCGGATCGGCACGAGAGTTAAAAAACTTTGAACCGTCTGTAGAGGGTGGCTATAGAAGAATACTTGGATTTGATAAATATGATTCTAATGTAATACCTCCCTATGGCGCACCAGTTGTTAACGGTGCCAGTCAGTCAGGTACAACATTAATATTATCTTCTATACATACTATTCCTGTAGCAGGTGATACGTTTAGCATAGCAGGTGTTTCGGGTACGTATACAATAGCTTCTGGGGGAGTTGCTTATGTTGCAGCTACAAATACAGCTACATTAACTCTTACAGGATCAATGGCTAGTAGTCCAGCTAATGCAGCAGCAGTTACATTTATAACTACTACTACTAGTTATGTAACACTAGGTGTAGGTGTTTTTATAGATAGGGTTATTGTCGCTAAAAATAGTGATATATTTACAACGGCAGGTAGCGGTTATACTAAAATAAATATACCTAGCTATGGTACTGTTTTAGTGAATGCAGGAAGTCAAACAGGCGCAACATTAGCTGTAGATGCTTTAACTAGTGCTCCACAAGCAGGAGATGTATTTACTGTTGCAGGTATAGACAAAGTTTATACAGTAACAACAGATGCAACAGTAAGTTCAGGTGGAGCTACACTAGCTATAAGTCCTAATTTAGCCAGTAGTCCAGCAGATAATGCAGCAGTTACATTTATATCTGTCGCTAGAGAAGTCGCTACTAAAACTAGATTTTGTAGATATAAGTATGCTACAGACGAAATGATTGCAATAGTAGATGGAACTAACGCCCCTGCGTTATGGAATAATGTAACATTTACGGTATTAGATAACGCCCCATCGGAAGTAGTAGGTGCTACATTTATAACTGACTTTAAGAAGCATTTATTTTTTGCTAAAGCAGATAAGCTTACTTTTACTGCACCGTATACAGATAATGATTTTACTGCTGCTAGTGGTGCAGGTTCTATTTCAGTAGGTGGTTCTGTAACAGGTTTAATGGTTTTTCGTGAACAACTAATTATATTTACTGAAACAGCTATATATCAATTATCAGGAAATACAATTGCAGACTTTCAATTAAAGCCTATAACTACAGATGTGGGCTGTATAGATACAGATACTATACAAGAAGTTGGTGGAGATATAATGTTTCTAGGCCCAGAAGGTCTTAGATTACTTGGTGGAACAGAAAGAATAGGAGATTTTGGATTAGGAGTTGTAAGTAAAAAAATTCAAAATCAAATGACAGAACTTATTACTAACAATCAATCTTTTGCTAGTATAGTTATAAGAGGAAAATCTCAATATAGAATATTTGGATATAGTGCTAATATAACAAAAGAAAATGCTCAAGGAATATTGGGCACACAGTTTTCAGGTCAGGGTGGTGACAACATGGCTTGGGCAGAAACTAAAGGAATAAGAGCATACGTAGCTGATAGTAGATTTTATTCTAATGTAGAAACAGTTGTATTTTCTAATAATGATGGATACTTATATCAGTTAGAAAACGGTAACAGTTTTGACGGGGCTAATATAGCTACTACATTTGCTACTCCATTTGTTCCTATTGATGATCCTAGAACTAGAAAAACTTTTTATAAAGCATTTCTTTATACTGATCCACAAGGTAGTGTTTCATTTGAAATGAGTTTAAAACTAGACTTTGATGAAAAGGATACAATACAGCCTACTCAAATAGATTTTAATAACGCAACTGGAACTGTTGCATTTTTTGGGTCAGCTTCATATGGATCAGCAGCAGTATATAGCGGAAAACTATTAAAACTATTTGAAACGCAACTTATAGGATCAGGATTTACTGGATCATTTCAGTTTCAGACTGACAGCACTGATCCACCATTTTCACTAGATGCTATAACTGTAGAGTATGGTATTAACACAAGAAGGTAAAAAACAATGGGTACAGGATACACAAGAAACGATACAAGTAATAACATTGCTGATGGTAATGTTATTAACGCTTCAGATTTTGATGGAGAGTTTAACGCTATTGAATCTACAATGGGAACAAGTGGTCACACACATGATGGTACAGCAGCTGAGGGTGGGCCTGTAACTGTAACTGGACCAGCACAAGATCTTGTTATCAGTGGCACAGAAGTAAAACCTAAAACGGATAATACACTTGACTTAGGTACAGCTTCTCTACAATTTAAAAATGCATACTTTCAGGGTACAATAGATACTGACGGCATAATGACTGCAGCTACTTTTGAACCTGACGGTGACACAGCAGCAGGCGATAATGCAGCTATAGGTTACACTGCTGCATTAGGAATTATTGTTACAGGTCAAGGTTCTACTAATGACATTACATTAGTTAATGACGCTGATGCTACTGTTCTTTCTGTTCCAACAGGTACAACAAACGTTGATATAGTTGGTGTTGCGACTGCAGCTACTTTTGAACCAGATGGTGACACAGCAGCAGGAGACGATGCTGCAATAGGTTACACAGCCGCTGAAGGTCTAATATTAACAGGCCAAGGTTCAACTAATGATGTTACAATTAAGAATGACGCTGATGCTGATGTAATAGAAATACCTACTGGTACAACTAATGTAACTGTAGCTGGTAACTTAGGTGTAGGTGGTACTGTTACAGGTACAGGTACATCCGTATTTGCCTCTTTAGACATTTCAGGTGACATAGACGTAGACGGCACAACTAACCTAGACATAGTAGACGTAGATGGTGCAGTTAACTTTGCAGCAGACGTTACCTTTGCAGATGGTGCAGATATTATTACTGCTTCAGCAGGTACATCTAACTTCAGAGCAGGTGTCAACGCAGGTAACTCAATAGCATCTGGCGGTAACTACAACGTGGTTGTGGGTGACGAAGCTGGTACTGCGATTACGACTGGTGATTACAATACGGCTGTAGGGTATTCGGCAGGAGAGGATATAAACACTGGTAGCACCAACTCTTTTTTTGGTGCGTTTGCAGGTCGGAATGGAACTTCATCTTACGACAATACCGCTATTGGATACTCTGCCTTAAATGTTAATATTTTATCCACCAGAAATACTGCTGTAGGCAGAGAGGCTTTACGCACTCACAATCAAGCGTCTGAAGCAGCTTCTTACAATACAGCCGTTGGGTATCATGCAGGATACGCAGTAACCACAGGTATTCAAAACGTCATAATGGGTGGTCTAGCAGGAGATGCTTTAACTGATGCGGATTTTAATGTAGCAGTAGGACACGGTTCTTTAAGTACAGATACATTAGGTAGTAAAAGCGTTGCCATAGGTCTTGCTGCATTAGGAACACAAAACTTCACCACAGCTACAGACAGTTTTAACACGGCTGTTGGATACAACGCTGGTTTGGCAATAACCACAGGCTTACAAAACACCCTCATAGGTGGACTAGCTGGAGATGCCTTAACGGATGCTGATGATAACGTAGCAATAGGCGTTGTTGCTTTAACAGCGGATACTTTGGGAAGCCGTTCAGTTGCAGTAGGCCGTGGAACATTAGGTACTCAAAACTTTACGACAGCTACAAACACTTACAACACAGCAGTGGGGTATGATGCAGGTGCGGCAGTAACCACAGGCGTACAAAACACACTCATCGGTGGCTTGTCTGGGGATGCAATTACGACAGCCGATGAAAACACCGTTATAGGTTATCAAGCTGGCACTGCTCTAACAGTCGGAAATAACAATGTTGCATTAGGCTCTCTCTCTTTAGCTACAGATACTAAAGGAGACAGAAACGTAGCTGTTGGTCGTGCAGCTTTATTCTCACAAAATTTTACAACGACTACAGATTCTTACAATGTGGGTGTGGGTTATGGAGCAGGTAGTACAATATCTACAGGCACACTCAACACCCTCATAGGTGGACTAGCTGGTGATGCTTTAACTGTCGGAAATTCTAATGTTGCAATGGGTTACGGTGCATTAACTACTGACACTAAAGGTGATAGAAATGTTGCTATTGGTAATTCAGCCTTAGAAAGTCAAAACTTCACAACAACTACAGATTCTTACAACACAGCAGTAGGGTACGTGGCAGGGCAATCAATAACCACAGGCATATACAATACCCTTATTGGTGGGTTAGCTGGTGACGCTTTAACTGACGCTGATTATAATGTAGCTGTTGGCGGTGATGCTTTATCTAGTGATACGTTAGGTTCAAGATCAGTAGCAATAGGAACAAGTGCTTTATCTGCACAGAACTTCACAACAGCCACAGACGCATATAACGTAGCTATTGGAAACAGTGCAGGTTCAGCAGTAACCACAGGCGTCTTTAACACCCTAGTCGGTGGTGAAGCTGGTGATGCTCTAACAACTGGTAATCAAAATGTTGCTGTTGGGTATAATTCTTTAACTGCTGATACGTTAGGCGATAGGAATGTTGCTATTGGTGTTTCAACATTAGCAGCTCAAAACTTTACAACAAGCACTGATTCATATAACACTGCTGTAGGGGCTTTAGCAGGTACAGCAGTAACCACAGGCCTATATAACACCCTTATCGGTGGACTAGCTGGTGATGCTTTAACTGACGCAGATGAAAATGTTGCTGTTGGACAATCTGCTTTAACTACAGATACTAAAGGTAGTCGTAAT